ACTGACGATATGATCTGGCGTACTAATGGATACATCCTAGACACATGAATGATCTCATCTTTATCGAGACCTGGGATATCTAGCTTTAGCTCGTAAGCCGCTAGTAATTTCTCCCATGACCGATGCTTAGGTTCCATGACCCTTTGCACTCGATCAATCGTCTTACGCCAATACTCACGATCTTTATTATTTAATTTAATATCGGCCATATTAGTTTAAAGCGTGATAACGTCCACTATGTGCAGGTTTCCCAGGAAGTGCATCTAATATATCCTGCCCGCTACCCATAATCGGGTCATCCTTGTGTTCTGCATGACGATACATATGTACCATCCCATATCGCCACTCATCAGCCGCATGATCTTCTGCGTGAGTATCTACATCCTCGGGGTTCTTATCCGCGCGAGGCAATGCAGGTACAGTACGCATGAAATCATCGTTCCAACCCTCGAATGCATAGAACTTCTCATGGAGTAGTGCGTCTCGACATATACGCCAACCATTCACACGATCGTTATTAGCGCGAGTTATCGGCAACTCAAAATCCGAAAACACATCTGCCGCACTCTTAGTCATCTGCTCCGTGAGCCTACGCTTCACCCACATACTAGGATCAGAATAAATCATAATGGGCATCCGACCATTTGTATACGGAAACCCTGAGATCCTTTGTACTATCTCTTCTGCGTGCTGTGATGCTGTACGATCACCCTGGTAATATCCCATCAGACGATAGATGTTATAGTCAAAATCTATTGCGTAAAGCCCAAAGCTCGTAGGTGCTGATTCACCGTAATCTAGTGCGCCATACAATGCCCACGATGCTGGGATCTCAAAACTCTTCGTTAAGATCTTATGCCTATTCCACTGTGTAAAGAACTGACCTTGGTATATGTCCCAATCACCATTTAAGTATGCTCTACGTAATGCTTCGTCTTTGATATTCTTTAGTGATTCTACGTACCTAGGGTCAGCTTCCATCAGAGCTGGATTGTCGAACACTCGGGCAGAAATAAACTTATAGTCCTTTGGGTTCTCTGCTTCCTCGTGCATCTGATCAATCCACAATCTCTTGCTCCATGCATGACCTACACCACCAGGGTTTCCCGTAGCCCACATCACAGGCTTAATGGCTTTGTTCGAGGTTCGGCACGAACTCGATATGTACTGCCACTGGAACTCCGTGAACTGTGTGACCTCTTCTACTGCTACGAAGTCAAACTCCTGCCCCTGATAGTTAAACACATCGTCTTCGTGTTCTGCATGACCGAACATCAACTCACTGCCATTAGGCAAGTACATTACGCCTTCGCTCTTGTTGTACCAGTTTCTGATCTTTGGAAACTGCCTAAACAAAGGACGAATGTGATTACCATCGAGCTGCTTGAATGTCCTACGAATCAATAGTCCTGTTGACCCAGGATTCTCCATAAGCATGATGAGCATTATGATTCGTGATGCGTAGCTTTTCCCCCCACCCCTAGCGCCGCCATAAAAAGGATACCGCACACCATTACGCACAGCTTCTAATAGCTGAAACTGCTTAGGTTGTAGAGCTACATTGAACTCTAGGTCTTCTAAGCTCTCTGTATGGACCCTACCGCGTGTCGGCATTTTTCTTAGTCACAGACGCAAACGATGTTTGCAAGAATCTACCCATAGCTTGTTGTTTACGGGCAGTGTTATCGTATTGTGGTAATACTAATAGTTCTATGTCGGGCTCTGATATTCCTATGCTACGCTCACCGCTCGCTATGTTCTTTGCTAGCTCAATAGCCAATTCTGGTTCTATGTTTAGCATATCAAGATACGGCAACGCTTCTGCAGACATCATCCATGCTACAGGATCATGCCTCCAATCTTTATCGTAGTCATAGTACAAATCTCTAAGTTCTAAAACTGGCATATCCCGGATCTTTGCTAAGTCATTAAACGATAACTCTTTTGATTTTATCTGTTTGTAATCTTCGTGTAACCAGTCGTGGGCTTTCCATTTGTAGAACAACTCTATTATGTTGTTAAGACTCTGCATAAATACCACGAATGCTAGTCTTTTGTATGCGTTAAAGTTCCATTCGTGCTCTGCGTCTATAGTTTTATTCAGAGTCCCAGGGTGTAAGTCTACCGAGACCCCGTCTGACATATCACCTACAGGCGGAATTGGTATTTGCTTACGATGTTTCCGCGGCTCGGGCTTCTGTGTGTCCAGGCCCTGTAGAGCTTGGAATATGTCCTGTAACTCGCTCGACAACTTCTTCTACCTCTATAGCATTAGCAGAATCCTCTGAACCTTTGAAGCTCGTGATGTTTACTACGAACTGAGGCTTGGATTCATCTCTGGTTTCTACTCGAACTAGCTTGGTTTCCTCACGTGCTGCATGCAGAGTCTTCAAGCACGTTCCGAAATCTCCTAGTTGTTCATTAGCTTTATAGATCTGTTCAAGTCTGCTAAGTCGAGTAGCGAAGTTTGCTATGGGTATGTGTGCTACTAGAGCGTGACGTTTTTCCTGTGCACTGTCAATCATTTCCTGGACACGAGGAGACTCTAGGTGTTCGATGATCTTAGGACGAGTTGTATTAAGACTCTTAGCAATCTCGCCTGCGGTCTTACCCTCGTATATCAACATGCTTACTACACGGGCAGAGTCTAGTGCCCGATCATTTACTAACCCTGTCATAAGTTAAATCCTAGGGTACCTGGGTCGAAAAGTTTACCTTGGTCTGCACGTAAGCGTTCTTTAATAGTACCCGAAATCATCTTATACAAATCCTCTGCCATAGAACTAAGATTACGCTTACTTGGATACTGCGACGCCAAAGTCAATACATCACCTAACATACTTAGTTCTTCTGTATTTACAGGATGCCTGGGATTCCCCATACGATTTATAAAACCGTTAATGTCGAATGTACCTTCCGCACCTGCTCCAACATCAGGGAATATCCACTGATTACGCTTAGTACTAAATTGAGCTTTAGCTAAGAGATCTGTGACCTCAGCCCCGAAATCTGCATCACCTGTAAAACCTTCTATACCGTGAGCTACAGGCCAGCCTGCATCAGGTTCTCCTGCGCCTTCAGCTTTCATTTGATCTAGCTTCGACATTTGCTTCTTAGCGCCTGCGGAACCTCCACCAGATTCACGTCTACGTCTATGACGCTCAGCTACGAGTTTTTCTAACTCAGTCTTAAATTGCTGTTGGTCTTTTTGTACATCTTTACGATCTGCATCTAAGATGTCATCTCTATCTAAAAATTTTTGTTGGTCATTAATTGTCCAATTAGATTTACGTATTTCTAAGTCTAAAGATTCATCTGTTAAATCTCTAATCATAGAATCAGGTAAAGGTTCTATTTTACCTGAATCAAGCCCTTCATGCTCAGCTTGCCATTCTGCCTCATCTTTATCTGTCCATTTACTCTCCCCTCTCGGCACCATCGCGGGATCTACGTTTTCGCCTTCTACGTAATGTACACCTTCAATCCCGTGCTCTATTTCATTATCATCTAGAAATGCTTTATATTCAGGACTATCTCCGTCAGGATCCCAAGGTGCTTGTTGAGGAGTTGCACGCGCTCCAGTCACTCCTATAGCGTCTTGCTCCAAGATCATTTTTGCTTCGCTAGGAGTTGCCAATGGTCCCTGAGTTGCATCTGCACGAACACCACTTAATACCCCACCTGCTGGAGGATCTCCTGGAGGATTAACCATTCCTTTGTGTGTAGGAGTCACAGGCTTTACAATATCTTTACCTATAAGTTTTCCGGTAATTCCTGCGGCTCTGCCAGCAGGCAAGAGAGCGCCTAAACCTCCAAAATCCTCAGCTGCTGCTAGAGGTCCATCTTCACCGCCATAACGCTCTTTCATAGCATGCCCTAAGCCTCTAAGGAGTTCGCCTTGAGCTTCGGGGTCACTTTGAAGTTGTTTAAATGCACGAGCTACTCTGGCTAAATCCTCCGGGGTCATACCTAGTGCCTGGCCGATATCCTCGAATGTATTACCGGTCCATCTTCCTATGAGACCTCCTACACGATCTATGCTTGACGGATCGTGCTTGCCTTTAGTGATTGCTCGGTCTTGTGCTACAGTGGTACCACCTCCAGATGCTACGTCTACGATCATGTTGCCAAGTTCTTGCAACTGATGGCCTAGTGCGGGATGTATGGGAAACACCATGCCTAGAGCTTCGTATAATGCTTCGGTGTTTTGCTGCTGACGCATCCTGACCCATTCATTATTATATGGGTCTATTGGGCCTAATGACCCACCACCCACTACCCGACCACCACCCTCACCCCTACTTGTAAAATCATATATTGGTTGGGTCATTACTTCACCCTCGAATCTCAAAATTTATGTATTGTACCGCTCAAATGATACGCGGTACTACTTGGTACTAAGTGGTAGTGCCCCCCAGTTACTTGGTATTACTTAGTACAATAGTGACCGTACTTGGTACTACGTAGTACTTTGTAACGTTGGCACGGTTTTTGTAGCGAAAAACATAAAAAAAGTCTTGACTTCTCAGGGCTTATTCGGTATCTTTATAATGTTGGCGGCAATGAAGCCTAACCAACAACTCAGGGAGAGTAGCATGGTACAGTCGCACGAATCACCTTATTCAGCCTCAGAGAAGCTGAAACGCTTCAGCGAGGCAGTCGGTCCGAACAAATTGTTCGGCACTGGCGAAAGTGTCATCCGGGCTTTTCGGATGATGAGCAAAGGGCACGCCGTAGAATCGCATCATATCTCGGAAGTGCTCGATGTTCTGGACGCTGGCATCGCGCTGGCACTCGAAGATAGCTTCAAACAACCCCAAGACTAAAAAGGAGCAGGGAGGGCGCTATCACAGGCCCTCCCAAACATATCATGAAAGACATAAAGTGCTACTTCGACAGCGGTCATAAATGCTTAGGCACCATAGATAATTTCTACGGGGACTACTATGCAAATGAATATCTAACACTCCCCGAAGGGTTCGATCCTATCGGAAAACAGTATAGCGAATTGCTCCAAGTTGAAGCTGTAGAGCGATCCGCAAGGTTGGACAAAACACTCGATGAACTAAACGCTTCATGTAACCAATAGCCCTCCCTGGGGCCTGGGCGCTGGGTGTCATCCCCGACATCTGGCGCCCTTTTTTAATTCACATCCTGAATCAATACTACCCCTACATATACTTTACTTTATACTTTACTTTATACTTTACTTTATTACTTGGTACTATGTAGTTTGAAGTATACTCGGTACTAAGTAGTTTAACTTTGTACCATGTATACTCGGTACCATATGGTTTAGCGTATATTCTACTTGGTACCACTTAGTACTTTGTAGTATTACTTGGTATTACTTGGTACTACTTTGTACTTTATAGTATTGGCACGGTATTTGCTTGCATACCATATGTAGTATTGGCACGATTCTTGCTATACCACTACATATTGTGCATAAAACCGTAGTATTAAGTAACATTATAAGGTATTGTGCGGTATAATATGATACTTTTCTGTCCATCTATGAATATAGCTTAATACCAAGTGGTTGTCAAGGGGCACATGTGTGCACTACATGATACCAAGTAACACTACATAAAAAACTTCACAAAAGTAAAAATAAAGCTTGACATTGACTGTGAATGTATTATATTTAAGTATAGTAAATTTAGACATTGAAACACAACAAAAAAGGATCGCGCAAAATGAGAGGAAAGCTCCAACATAGCAATATAGGGACTATGTTGAGGGACTCAAATTCTATCCCTATAGAGAGGTATCGAAAGATGCCATCATACGAAGAGCTGGACTTAGTAGGTAGTGGTGAAGGTTTTGAGATCCGCGCACATAGTGTCAACCGTCAAGATGCGAACAAACCATCTTACGATTGGCCCAAGGTAAGGATCTTCGAGACGCCAGACTGGAACACATTTTTATATGAGTGGTTCAATCTGGTAGGTGGAGACGCAAACGGAAGTCTGGAAGATCTCATTCAGAATGGATTAAACCACGCAATTAGTGTGGTCAAAGATCCATCGAGAGAAACGAGCGATCCAGCAATAAAAGAGTTCAAGAGCAATT